GGCCCAAGGTAAGCCTGACGTTGGTAGACGTGCCTTGTTCTCATCATGCAATCCATGAACACGAACCTTTACTCGTCCTCGTTTCTCAGGATCTTCTCTGTCCTCAACGACACCAATAAACCACTGAAATCCTTCTTCGCCTAAAAATCTTGTAGTCATTTATCTTCCTATCTGCGCACAGTCGAACACGATGAAGTGTTTCAGCTTTTCTGTTAAAGTAAACATATGTCTGAGGCGTAAGATTAAATATGATCCTGTTGTTACTTCGTCGAAATTTTTACGACCCGTTGTACCCTCTAAAATTGGCATCTCAAGTTTTACTACTTGGCCAACTGCAAGCCCGGTATCGCCCGGTACCTTCACACGTGTTATGTCACTATTCATTAGTAGCACGAAAGAGTTTTTAGCTCCTATAATATTGTTAAAGAAGACTTGTGGTTTCGATCCATCTTTGACGCTTAAGAAACGTCGCTGTACTTCAGAGCCAAAAGTATCAATCCACTCAGACGTATTAGGTATTGTTTTTGTCGTATCAGCAGCCAATGAACCAAACTTATCTTGAAGGATGAATTCTTGTGTTTCAAACTTCTTTGTTGCAATGTCGAAGACACCGGTTACGTTTTTATAAACACCTTTTGATAAATTCCTAGCTGTTTCACCACTGTATACTGTTTGATAACTAAGCAAAGTTCTGAACGAAGCAGCTTGCTGTTCAGGCGACGACATTGGATTCTGGGTCTTCAGCACCAACAGCTCTTTGTCGTAGAAAATCGATCGATGCCAGAGGTTTCAAATTAGGGAACACGAGTCTTTCTATTCCTTTCGTGGCATCAAAAAAGAAGGGTTTTTCTGTAGCCAGATCTCTCGTAACAATCCGCTCAACCATGTCACTTACAAGACCGGTCATGAAATCTCTTTTAACATGGCTGTTACGTAAATGCTCTTCACTCACACAATGAAGAAAGTACGTTACCCCCTTGCTTGTGTCAAGTGGGTGTATATTAGAGACCTTGAAGCAGCGGAACTTGAATGTTGCTGACGAGCTTATACCTGGCGTCTCTACCTCAATCTCAACCTTCTCCTCACCAATGATTGGTAACTTTTCAATTAAACCGATTGAATCTAATAAAACTAATTCAGCATACACTGTTGGTTTCGTTAAATCTTCATAGATGTCAATTGCGGCAACCTGATCAACACTAACAACAACACCCTTATCATCGTTTGTTGATATCGACAGCGATTTTAAACGGAAATCACCTACTTCATATGGGGCTCGGTTCATGACTTGAGTAACCCTCGCATATCTTTTTCAATGACATCTATGTACGATGGTATAACCAACTCAATGTGACGTAAAGACTCGTTCGTCTCAAACTCAACATCAAACACACTTACAGGTGACCAATAACTTACCTCGTCCGCATCTAAACTAGACGCAATAGTAGATACAGAAGTGATGTTTGCTGTTACCGATGTGTTTGTTAGCACTGTTGTGATAGGTGTGTTTGCCGCCCATGTACCCGACACGTGCTTAATCACTATGTTTGTGCTGTTTGCAAAACTTACGGTGCCTTTAACAGACGACGATTGTTTTATTATCGTACCTTCCGCAACACTACCAAAGGTACCAACAAGCGATACAACTTTATTCGTTTCAATAGCGTCTTCTATTTCTTTTCTTTGATAGTTGATGATGATGTTGTTTTGATTCAATATCGGCGTCCAATATTGTTTTTGAATCGAGCTCAAAGCTGCATAGGCGGACGGCGAGAGGACTCTATCATCATTATCATAATTTACTCTGTAAAAGGCTGTTTGTTGCTGAGCGATTTCGCTCGATCCATACTTCGACACAATGAAGTCATCAAAGATTTGTTGCGTTTTTGGCCATTGATGGAATGGATCAATAATATTATTTGTGAGGTACACAACCCAGTCATAAGAAGGATCCCCATAATATCCCTCAGCTATCTGATCTGGGCGTTGGCCTTCTTCAACGACATGTGGGAAAAAAGCAACAACGTTCTTTCTAACACTTTCCTCAAACCGAATACGTGTTATGATATTTGTAGCAACAGTGTTACTATGTAATAAACTAGGGAAATATTTAAAATATGACGCCATTGATGTACCTGTTTAAATCGGACTTGTTGAACGAGGACCTAATTCATCTCTTCTTGTGTATATTTCTATTTCTTTAAAAGAAAGTGAAACATCAACAATTACAGGATCACCTGTTTTGAAGAAAGCAGGCCCATTAGGTGAGTAGTTGACACTCATATTTTCAAGTACGCATCTCTTTATTTTATACGGTGGATTTTCAACAGGACCAAAAGAAATTAGACAGGTGTCTGGAAAAGTGAACGCCGCGTCTAAACTACCCTCAAGAAGACCAGGCAACATTCTTATTTTTAATTGTTTAATGATAGATTTTACAGTCTGCAATTCTTTTAAATTATTAGGCGCAAAACGGTAACTAAATTGGTGGGTACGCATATCCACATTTCTAAACAGCACAGCCAAAAAGGGGTTTGGTACCATTCCCGTCGTTTTTCTTATGAGATCTTGACCTATGGTCCCTTTATTTCTCTTCATGAAATTCATCGCCGCTGCTAATGTGGCCGCTGATGCCATACCTTTAACCGTCCCTCCTTCCGTAGCACCTCCTAAAGCACCTTTCACCATTGACACGGCGTCGTTACCTAAATTCGCACCCTCCAAAGCCTTCATTAAACCCTCGCTCCCTACACCGGCCAGCGTTCCTAGTGCTGGGGTATCATAACCAACAGTGAACGCTTCGCTGAGATTAGAAGGCATCGGCAACACGATCGTAGCCGTAGGTAATTGTTTTGGTGTTTCTGTAGCAATGAGACGCTTATACTGATAAAACGTGAATTTTGTAAAGTACTTCATATCCACCGGATATATAAGTGGCGTACCAGGGACAGGTGCTACAAACTGTGGTGTTTTTTCTTCTTTACGCGCTGTAGCGCGAGGTAGCGTAGACGATGGAAATGAGGTATCGGCTTTAACAGATGGTGTTTTTTTAAATATCCCACCTATTGCATCCGATGCTTTTCCAAACCCATCCTTGATACCACCTGCGATGTCCTTCACGCCAACTTTTTCTGCTAGCGACGACGCAGAGCTAAAAGCTGATTGAACGCCTCCTTGCAAAGCCGAGCCGGCACTGCTTAACCCGCTGGATATTGAATCTAACATATAAATAGTCCTATGAGCTATAAAGGTCTTTTCAAACCAACTAACCCCACGAAATACAGGGGCGATCCCTCTAACATCGTCTATCGAAGTAGTTGGGAGTTAAAGTATGAGGTATTTAGACGCTCACAAGGACATAATTGAATGGTCCAGTGAGGAGTTAATAATACCTTACCGCTCTCCTATTGATAATAAAATTCATAGATACTTTCCTGACTTTAAAATTAAAAAGAAGAACAAAGACGGTCATCATGAAACAATTGTTGTTGAGATAAAGCCTGCAAAGGAGGTAAAACCTCCAACCCCGCAACAAAAAAAGACTAAACAGTATTTGCGAGAAGTGTATACATGGGGTGTGAACAGTGCTAAATGGCAAGCTGCCACATCATATTGTGAAGACAGAAAATGGAAGTTTATGATCTTAACGGAACACGAATTAGGAATTAAGCAGATATAATGGCAACCAATACATTTTATGGTGTTCTTCAAGGGAACACTAACGCGGCACAGACACAACAAAATGCACAGAACTGGTTGCAAGAACAGGCTGCCAACGTTCGTAATCCCAGACAACTGATCGATGGTAATAAGCGTCTTGTTTCAAGAATAGCCATTGGTCGAATGTACTTATTTCACTATGATCCAAAAACAAAGGATCAGCTACCGTACTATGATAGGTTTCCTCTAATTTTTCCGTTCCAACGAGTAGATGGTGGTTTTTATGGAATTAACTTACACTACCTACCACATATTCTAAGAGCACGTTTAATGGATCGTCTTCTCGATCTTGCAAACAACAAGGTCTACGACGATACTACCAAACTAAAAATATCATATCAAATACTAAGCTCGTCTTCGAAGTTTAAATACTTCGAACCATGCGTCAAGCACTACCTAAATAGTCATGTAAAAAGCAGATTCCTATGGATTCCTGCTGAACAATGGAACACCGCTCTGTTTCTACCGCTTGAAAGATTCCAAAAACGTAGAAAAGAGACTGTCTGGCGCAATTCAAGGGATATGGTAAAATAATGGGTTTACTGAATACAGGGTTAAACGCGCTTGGTACATTCGCAACGTTAAAGTCACTCTTTGGAAAAAAGAAGTCCGGGCCTACGGGGCGATATAACAGCTTCCTTACTGAGATTCGTAACTCGTCTGTCAGCCGAACAAATCTTTTTGATGTAATGATCCCCTTTCCAAAAATAATGCAAGGGGATGAGAAGTCAACGGCCACTGTTCAAAAGATTTCTCTATTTGCAGAAGGTGCTCAGCTACCAGCTATCAGCATCCAAACAGACGATAGTATAAAGAGATTTGGTGTCGGACCAACAGAAAACATCCCATACTCAATGCAGTTCAATGACATTACGCTCAACTTCATCGGTGATGGTGCTGGTGAGATCTACAAGTTTTTCTATGGATGGATGCACGGGATTGTTAACGGCGATGGTCAAATAAATTCATTACGCCAATCTAGTGCAACTGGTCTTGCACCATATGAAGTTGAGTTTAAAGAAAATTATAAATCTGATATCGATATAACAACATACAACGAGCAGAACGATAAGATTTTAGAGTACAGACTTTACAACGCATTCCCTAAGATTGTTCCCGATGTATCACTATCATGGAAGGATACCGACGGTTACATGCAATTTGGGATTACATTTTGTTTTATGCATGCCGAGCTACTCAACGTTAAACAGCCATTTCAAGGTAGTAGTAATACAAACATCGGCAAACTCAGCACACTGCAAAAGTTGGTTAAACTTACGACAGCTGTTCAAGCGCTTAGAACAATTCGCAAGCCACGCAGCATCCAGGATGCTCTTGCTTCTTCAACTACGCTGAGTAATGCATCTGGTATATTTCGTTAAATAATAGGAGTTGATTATGGGCTTACCGGTGATACAGCACCCAACGTTTACGCTGACTTTGCCTTC